TGATTGCCGGTGAAAGCATGACGGTAATTTTTCAGACCGGTATGCTTATTGGCAAAGAGTTTGAAGTTAAATACATACATAAAGAAAGGGATAAAAAACCTGGTCGGAGATTTGAAATCGTTCCGCAAGAGATTGATGGAATCACCATGCCGGAACGAAATGTTTGGCGTCCGAGGGTTGGCGATACGTATGCCGTATTTGGCATTCAGTTACCGAATGCGTATATCTGCGATGATAGCACGCAAACAGGTGCCAGCTGGGAAGTATTCAAGGACGCCGCTAAGTACCTGTTTGAGCACGAAGACAAGAAGTTCACTTTTACCGGCACTCTGGATGGAATTTGGGCTAAAAAACGCTGGATGAATATCGGAGGAAAAATAGTTCTTGGTGGTTACGTAAACTTTTCGGATACGCAATTTCATCGAGATGGTTCACTTATTCGGATAATTGGGATCAAACGCTATGTGAATAATCCTTATAGCCCTGAAATTGAATTATCCAACGAACCGGTAGGCACGTCAATCACCAGCGAATTGAATAAGATTGATACGAATGAGGTAACTATTGAGAATAGGCATAAAGATGCGTTACAGTTTACCAAACGCCGGTTCCGTGACATAAAGGAAACAATGGGTATGCTTGAAAAAGCAATGCTAAACTTCTCCGGTTCTATTAATCCTATCACTATCTCTACCATGCAAATGATTGTCGGAGATGAAAGTTTACAGTTCCGTTTTGTCAATTCCAAGGCCAATCCGGTACAGGTATCTCATAATATTACCTATAACTCAAATACGAAAATATTAAATGCTCCTGCAGGGATATTGCAACATATGACACTCGGCATCAACAGCGTATCATCGGAACATAATGCAGGTGAGTACAAATACTGGGATATGGCTGAATATAACTCCCCTCCCCTTATTGAAACAGTGAAGAAGTACTATCTTTATGCGAAAGTTAGCAAAAGCAGCCAAACAGGTACATTCCTACTTAGTGAAGATGCTATCAAGTTAGAGCAGATAGATGGATATTATCATTTACTCACTGGTCTACTACTTACGGAGAGCGAAGAGGAACGTAGCTTTGTCGAATTGTATGGATTTACCGAAGTTTTGCCAGGTCGCATAAATACAGAACGCATTGTTTCGCCGGATGGTGAAACCTATTTTGACCTAGTAAAAAGTGAGATTGGAGGCAATATTAAGATAAAGGCCGGTTCTTCAGGATTGAATAATCTGAAAGAATGGGGAGAGTACAGTTCCGAGTTTTCCGCACTTAGCAACCAAGTTTCTGCACAGGTGACGCGGGTTGATAGCTTGACGCAGAGAATAGATACAGCGGGATGGATTACCACTATTGAAGGTAATAAAATATATGCATCCAAAGAGCTGGAAAACGGAAATACGCTCATTTCTTATATCAATCAAGATGCTGTAGAAACAACTATCCATTCTTCAAAAATTAATTTGGAAGGAGCTGTTACTATCAATGCGCTTCATAGCGATTTGCAAACCGTGATTAATTCAAAAATTGATAGGGACGGATTAGGAAAGTTGGCATTCGAAGATGCAGTTGAATATACAAAGCTAGGAACTACCATCGTGGTAGGGGGATATCTAAATACAGATTTGATTAAAGTCCGTAGAATTGATGCTGATTCCGGATTTATTGGTGGGTTTACAATCGAGAGCGGTCGTCTAGTTTGGACACGTTCAGGATACTTTGGTGGAACGTCCCGTAGTTTGAAATTAGGCTCTGGAACTTCAAAAGAAGGAGTTGTTAATGTCACATTCGATGCTGCTACCGATGGGCGATTTGGAGTATCTGCAATCGGTTCAAACTTCGGTGGAGCATGTATTTACGCATCAAGAAATCTTAATGCGTCAGATAGAAGTTATCCACCAGGCAGCACAACGTATGCAGGCTATTTTGATGGTGGTGTTTTTGTAAAAGGAAGTTTAGCTAGTGAGTTGTGCCTTGCTGATAATTACGGGTGTATCACTTCTAAGGATGCGGATGGAACTATTCATTATTACCAAGGAATAGATTTTGATTTTGGTAGTAATATGAAATTTAGAAAAGGATTGTTGGTATCAATCGCTTAATATATAAACAATTATGAAGGTAAATTTAAACAGGCCTTTACTTGATTTTAAAGGCAATGAGGCTATTAAAGCAGTCAACGGTAAAGAGGTAAAACAGTTTCTACGTGATGTGGTTGCAGAAGCACTTTATGCAGCAGGTTCTAATCCTCAACAGGGTTTGGATATGTCGAAAAAGTTACGTGCATACAAGATGTTACAACAGGTTATTAACAATCGTGGCGTACTTGATATAGAGACAGAAGATGCTACCTTATTGAAGGAAATTTGCGCAGACTTCTTTGTATCTGGTGCATACGGACAAATTTATGATTTAATAGAAGGAGGAAACAAGGAATGAACATTACAGCAACTAACAGCACCGCTTCAACTAAGGTTACGGATGCTATCAGGGTTAAATACAGAATGTCAACCCGTGGTACCGAAGCGGTGAAAGATATTACTGCCGAGATTGTCAAGGATGAAACGGTAGTCGGATTCTTCAATACATCAAGAAATGGGGTGACCGGTTTCTCTCTGCATGAGGATCATGGGCTAACCTCTGGCGAAGTGAAACAAGTGTTTCAGACAGCTATCGATGATTGTAGCGAAGTCTTTAAATAAAGTATTAATATTTTAGATAAATGATTATGGATTATTTCAAAAACTTACTTATTGGATTGATTACCGGTATAGCTGCTTATCTTAATCCCATCTCTGGAGAGATCAAAAGCCTTATTGCAGTATTTGCTCTTAATTTCATCTGTGGGCTGCTTACTGCGCTACTTATCAATCATGAAAGCTTTTCTTTCAAAAAAGCTTGGAGATGTATTGTAGAAGCAACTATTTTCTTTGCCTTGGTTAGTTGCATCTACTTTATTGGTGAACACAAAGGTAATCCGGAAGGTGCGCTACAATGCGTCTCATTTATTACGTACAGCGTATTCTATTTTTACGGGGTAAATATTCTAAGGAATATCAAAGAGATTTTACCTAACTCTAGTAATGGTTACAAGGTAGTAGCTTTCCTGCATTATGTTCTAAGTGTTGAGTTTATAAAGAACATACCATATCTAACGAACTACTTACAAAAAGGAGGTGCAAAATGAAGGAAATTGATGCTATTATCATTCATTGTTCGGCTACAAAAGCTGGGCAGGATTTGAGAGCTAAAGACATTGATCGGATGCACCGGGCAAGGGGATTCAACCAAATAGGTTATAATTATGTGATCGACCTGGACGGATTGATAGAGAATGGTCGCCCGCTTTCCATCGACGGTGCACATTGTAACACTAAAGGTTTCTCGGAATCTTCGTATAATAAGCATAGTGTTGGCATCTGTTATATCGGAGGCCTGGACGCATCTGGAAAGCCTGCTGATACTCGTACTCCAGTTCAAAAAGCAACCTTGCGTGAATTGGTCGAGAAGCTCTGTAGAGAGTATCCTATAATTGAAGTGCTCGGACACCGTGATACTTCTCCGGATCTGGACGGCAGCGGTGAGGTAGAACCGAAAGAATATATCAAGGCGTGTCCCTGTTTTGATGTTCGGAGTGAATTTCCTAATTTCTTGCGTAATACAGTAGTTCGACCATGAAACGGTTGATTTACCTAATCATATTGTTAATATTAGCAATATGTTTCGTGTCATGTCGGACTCAATATATCCCGGTTGAGTCCGTCCGCGCTGAATACAAAACACGTGATAGTACCCGTTATGATAGCATCTATCAACGAGATAGTATTTATACGCTCATAAAGGGCGATACAGTTTATCAGTATAGATATAAGTACCTGTATAAGTATCAATATCTCAATAGAACTGATACAGTGATAAGGATTGATTCAGTGCAGGTTCCTTATCGGGTAGAAAAGCAGCTAAGCAGATGGCAACAAATGAAAATAGAATTGGGCGGGTGGTCGTTTGGTTTGATTATTGTCACATTTTTTGTAATTGTTGGATGGTTGGTGTATAGACGGAGAAATAAATGAGCAGGCAAGATATACTTTCTTGGAATAATTCTATGTGGAACGACTATAATTTGTAATAGTAGTTCTTTTTATTTAGATTATATTTCTCATTTCTTTTTTTATTTCTACTTTTACAGCAATTTTATAATCAAAGTATGCCAGAAATAAAAATAGGGACAAGTATAGGAAGTAATTATGAAGGATATGAGCAATTAGTCTCAATATACCATCAAATGAAAGAATATAGTGATACCACTATTTATTTGGACTTCTCCTCAAATCGTTGGTTTGAAGCTAATTTGTGTGCGGTTTTAGGAGCTATTTGTTTGCTGATGGAAAAAAACAGAGTCAAAATAGCTTGTTCTAATATGTCTAATTCTTTAATCGATATATTGACAAGAAATGGATTTATAGGAAGTAATTATTTAGATTTACCCGATAACCACAATGGAACGGTTGTTAGTTTTCAAAGATTTAAGCATAATCAAGATAATGCTTTTAATGGTTATATAAAAAGAGAACTTCTTTCAAAATCAGACTTTCCTAAGCATAGTTTATTGCTTGGAAAAAGAATTACTGAGAGTATTTTTGAAATATTTGAAAATGCGAGAACTCATGGAAAATGTGAATTTATTCATACTTGTGGACAATATTATCCGCGAAAAAGTCCTGCTCGATTGGATATAACAATCGTTGACGTAGGACAAACTATTCATAAGAATGTTAATGATTTCCATTTTCCTTTAGAAGAATTTGATGCTTGTATGGCTATAGATTGGGCTATAAAATATGGGAATACGACCAAAATAGGAAGGACAGGAGGATTAGGCTTAAGTCTAATCCTTGAATTCATAAAGCTAAATAATGGAGTAATGCAAATAATATCATCAAATGGATATTGGGAATATCGTAGAAATCGAGTGCGTATGAACACACTTAAGAACAATTTCCCAGGGACTATCGTTAATATTGAGTTCAATTTTGATGATAGCTGCTTTTATCAATTAAAAAGTGAGGCTAATTTGACTATGAATGATATATTTTAGTAATTTTGTACCATGAATATGAAAGAGGAAAATGCTATATTAAAAGTTAATGAGTATACTGTATTAGATATTGCTGTATCTTCTGATGAAGGAGATAAGATTAATCAGCGTATTCATTTATTGTTGGAACGATACCAGAAAGTAACTATTGATTTTTCTGGTATAACTTTGTTGACTTCTGCTTTTCTAAATGCTGCTATTGGACAATTGTATAATGATTTCAATTCGGAGGAGTTAGCATCCCGTCTATTTTTGTCTAATGTGAGTAAGGATGATTTACCGTTATTCAAAAAAGTAACGGATAGGGCAAAAGAATATTTTAAAAATGAACAGGAATTTTCTAAGACTACAAAAGAAATTTTAGATGGGGAATAATTGCATAGATATTAGGAATTACGCCCCTAAAAGTATGGATAATTTCTTTTTTGACAATAATATTTGGGTGTTTTTGTTTTGCCCAATAGGTAATCACGACAAGAGTAAACAGAAAATATATTCTTCTTTTTTGCAGTCTGTTCGTCAAGTAAATGCTACTATATGGATAAATAGTTTAGTTATTTCTGAATTTGCGAATGTAAGTATTAAACTGGATTATAATCTATGGAAGAAGAATGAAGTGAAGGAGGTATCATTAGAAACGGATTTAGATTATAAACAAGTATATAGAAAATCTCAAAGGTATCATGATACAGTTGCAAGTATTTGTGCTGCGATAAATCAAATATTGGTATTGTGTGAGAAATGTACTGATAACTTCAATGCTTTAAATATCCAATCGATTCTTTCTCATTTTATAGATATAGATTTTAATGATAGCTATTACATAGAGTTATGTAGACATTCATCTTTTAAATTTGTGACAGATGATAAAGATTTTATGAATACTTCAAATAACAATATAGTAATATTAGGTAATCTTAAAAAATAATTTCGCATATATATATATTCGCCCCGCTTCTTTGATTCGGGGCTTTTCTTTTGGTTATCTCATTTATAATTATTATATTTGTATATAGACGTGGATGTCTGTTGTATCATCTCTCTACGAAAAAGTTGCTAGTTTTCGAGAACGGGAGACAATACGTTATTTATTCCATTAAGAATGAGCCTCGACTAAGTGTAGTCGGGGCTTTTTGATTATTATTTGTCGTATATAAAATAATCATATATATTTGTCCAAATAAAATTGATATGCTATGGAATACTTAGATGAATTTAAGGAATTTGTAAATTACTGTAACCTAAATGGTAAATATGTTGGTTGGGGAAACCCTAACTCTAAAATACTAATAGTGGGTAAAGAGTCTGCAATGGAAGAACCTGATGAGTTTTATAACAGCAATGCATCTATGTGGGATAATCATGTTAGTAATGATACAATTATGGAGTTATGTCATAAAGTAGAACAAGATGTTAACGTAGCAAAGGGATGGGGTGTAAATACTTGGAGCAAGTATCAGAGATTAAAAGATTATATCTATGGCAGCGAAGGGTTTCAAAATCGGTATGTTGATTTCCCAACTCAAATATTTACTACCGAGATAAATGATACCCCCAGTCTCCGAACTGCTCAAGCCGATAAAAGTGGAACTTCCTCACGGAAAGAATTATTTCAGGTATCCTCCTTTATTCAAAGTTTTCCTGTGATTATATTGGCATGTTCTAATTATATTCAAAATAACGACAATATTCGTGAAATAGATAATATTTTCGGTGTTACCTATGACGGTGATGATGTCGGTAGATTTTTGTTTAATAAAGGAAATTGGTTTTATACTCATCATGATGCTAGTGGTAGAAAACTTGTAATCCACACTCGTCAGCTAAGTGCGGATGTAAAGGATGATATGTTAAAGCAAATGTCGGAAATAATAAAAAAACATTTGGAAAGGTATGTTTGATTTATTAAATTGCTATAATAAACAGGGATGTTTAAAATTTACTGTTGATGACAATTTGAATAGAGAATGTGAGAAGGCTCAAATTCCTAATGATTGTTGTGGAGTGTATATTGTATATGGTTATTTTAAAGGGATGAAGATTCCGGTTTATATCGGAAGTTCAGGGCATATAGAAAATGGAAAGACAGTGCATCGCAAGGGAGGGCTAAAAAGACGAATAATTGGGAAGCAGCAAAAAACTAATTGAAAGGTGAGTTTGAAGATTTTGTAAACAATAAGAATATTGAATGTTTAAAAATATAATATGGGAAATAAATGCGATTATAACTTCGTTCTTGAATTATGATATTTTTGTTATTAACTTAAATAAGTCTCCAGTATGAATAGAATTATAATTATTGGTAACGGTTTTGATTTAGCTCACAATTTAAAGACTGGATATCAGGATTTTATTAATGACTATTGGGCGGTTGTTGAAGAACAGGTGTATGGTAGATACTGGCAGTGGTTAGACCAGCATTATGGAGGGTCAAAACACATCCCTGAAAATTACAAAGATAATTTTGTGTGTATTGAAAAAGAATGTGGTAAAACTGAAACCAATAAAGTTTGTTTTTCATATAATGAAAATAGTCCTTTTAGAAAACTATGCACATTAATCGATGAGTATAATAGCATCCCTAATACACCAGTGACAGTTCATTTAAAGTTTAAAAATCATTTTTTTGAACGTATATCTCGTCAATGTTCCCTTGTAAATTGGGTAGATATTGAAAATGAATATTATGCTGTATTAAAGGAACTACTTCAAGAAAAAAATCCCCAGAAGCAAAGCGAAAGTATTCGAACATTAAACAAAGACTTTGATGACGTGAAAAGACTTTTAGAGGATTATTTAACCAAGATCACTCAAAGTACAGAACTGAAAAAACATCAATCTATACAAGATGCTTTTTCAAGTTTTATAGAACTTGATGAAATTGCGACTTGTAGGCAAACTAAATTTGTTGAGTCTATTTTTTCTAGTATGTTTCGTTTGGGGGATTTTGTTGACTTTGAATTAGATCAAGAGGCAGATGTTCAATATACTTTATGTGATACAAATGACGAAAAGCGTATGTTATTTATTGAAAAGAATATTGGTTCTGAATCTTTTAAGAAAAATCATTTAGTACCGTATACATTAATTTTAAATTTTAATTACACACAAACAGCTGAAAAATTATATGCTAAAAATAGTATTAATGAAGTTATCAATATTCACGGAGAACTTAACAATGAAAACAATCCCATTATATTTGGATATGGCGATGAGCTAGATGATGATTATGAAAGAATAGAGAGATTACAGAATAATGATTTCCTAGAGAATATCAAATCTATACGATACCATAAAACAAGAAATTATAAAAAGCTTTTGGAGTTTGTTGCATTAGGTCCATATCAGGTCTTTATAATGGGGCATTCTTGTGGAAACTCTGATAGGACATTATTAAATACTTTATTTGAACATGATAACTGCCTATCTATTAAAGCCTTTTATCGACAGTACGAAGATGGGACAGATAATTATATTGATATGATAAAAAATATATCTCGTAATTTTAATAATAAGCCCAATATGCGTGATATAGTTGTAAATCGAGAAGATTGTTCTCCTTTGGTGGCCGTCAAAAAAGAGGTAGCCCAATAAGCTACCTCTTAATTAGATATTATTTTCTCCCAATCATCGAGTATCGTAACATCCCACCGAGGAAGATCTGGATTAATATAGGTAACAGACCTACCATACACAGAGAAACTTTTTCCAATAAACTCGTCAATAGCTTCATCTTCCCCTTTTTGAAGACAGATATTCATAAAAACATGCATTTCATTCCAGTTTGTAGGCCCAATGAACAAAGATTCAATCAAGCGGCCTTTAACAGGTACACCGATAACTTGCTCTTTTATCCTATCAACTAATGATACTGCTTCTTCAAATGTCATACTTGTAATTTTAGAGCAAAGATATAAAAAATAGATGCCCTCTCCCCTATCACATAAAAGCTATTTCAATCTGTGGAATTTCAGTATTACAAATTTCAATTCTATTAAGAAAGATATTTTCGTAATTCTTCGATTGCCTGTGATGCACTTCGGACTACCACATACTTATTACGGCATGATTCCGCTTGTTTTTGAAACTCTTTCTGTTCTTCTGACTGTTTCCCTACCCTCGTTTTAAACTCTATGCAGAGAGAAGCAAAACCCTTTTTAGGAATTAGTACGATCACATCAGAAATCCCAGGCTTTACTCCTTGCCGTTTGAGATTAGCAGCTTCTCGTATATGACGGCTTCCACCGTTTGGGACCGCGAATATGAGTTTATCAGGTATATTTGGAAAGTATAGAGGAATAAGCTTGAAGAACTTTGTTTGTATGCGAGCTTCCTCGTTATTATGTACTTCTTTAGAACGCGGAGGATTACGCTGATCTGCATAGCAATTATAACACATGAAGTCGGTACCGATCTTAATAACCGATACCGTTTCTTTTCCACACAAAATACACTTTTCTTTAGACATTATTCAAAATAAGCTAAATTGTATTGGTTTTCTACCTACTACTGCTATCGTTCTCTCATGAATCGGGCACTGCGAAGCGTAGGGGCATCTCCCTGACATTGCAGAAAGATGCGCTCCATGCCATTCATCCCAGTCTGTTACATTATTAGCGGAAAGAAAAATTATCAGCTTCATGCAGCAGAAACCTCGTTCTTTCTCTTGACTTCCTGTAATTTCAAATAACCCATTACTCTGTGGACGTTTCATTCAATTATACATTATTTTTTGGTAATAGTTAATCCTCAATAGAATATAATGCCTGCATACACTCGAACGGGAAAGTGGAATTTAAAGCATCATATACTTCTTCCGGTATATCATCTTCGCTTTCAAAATCGCCTTCAATACTTTTTGCTCCAGTTGCAGTTGCAACATACTTCTCTTTATACTCTTTACCGTCAATAATTACGGTAATCTCCCATCCTTCGGAAGTAATTTCTAATGCTATCTTATTCATATCTTTTCCTTTGTTATCAATATCTGAATTTTGTAAAATGAATAATTGCCATAGGTTGATTCAGATCATAGCCATTAAACCATTCAATCCAATTTTCAGGCGATAGTCCGTCATTATTGGCAAGTTCCTCTGTTAGTGGGTTTATACCTTTTTCAATTTTGAAACGTGACAACGCCCCGCAAAACGCTAATTTCTGTATCCCTACGCCATTCTCCGATTTCAGCCTTGCAACTTCAATCTGTGGGCTGCGATAAGGCTTTCCAGTCCACTGGCGAACGGAAAGAACAGCTAGCCCGGCTTGAACCTCTTTAATACGCTTTTCCCACATTGGGTAATTGGCTCGTATGGTGTAAAGTTTCGGACGTAAACAGGCTCTTATACAACTGTTGCATCGGGAAATTTCTTCCCCCGATAAATCCTGTTCCACTTCACAATCAGGGCAGCGTTGCCCCAAAAGAAACTCATATTTGAAATTCGTCTCGTTCCCTGATTGACTATGTCCTACCGGGAAAAACTGTGAGAGTGTAATTACATAAGTTTTCATTTCTATTTTTTTAATATTAATCTCTTGCTTCAGCCATTCTTCGGCCTTTAGCCGTTGCCGAATAGATATTCGGCTTATCACCGCTGAAACATTTAGTTTTTATCCATTCATATCTTTCAGCTTCCCGGAGATAGAATAATATTCCGTATTCAGATGTATGTTTTAACCAATCCAACTTTTTGATTTGTTCAAGTGTCATAGGACCGCCATAAACGAGCGATGACGTCAACATTTCAACGCTTTCTTTCAATGAATATTCACTCATATTTACTTTAGTTTGAGTAAAACACACCATCTTCGGGAACTACTTTTCCCTGAAATCCTATATAATTATCATGATGGATCTTATCCGTAATCAAGATGAAAAGTAGGTTAGAAGAACTATAATATCGTTCTTCTTGCTCTATAAAACGTTTTATGGTACTTTCGGAAAAAACTTCATTCATATATCCTGGTAATCTGATAAAACCTTGATCTATCACAATTTTTTCACCTATATACATTTTATCACACATTCCAGGTGCCAGAATCAAATAGTCAATCTCGTCATCTTTGACTAGAACTTCTATATATGAGGAATCACTCCAAACATCACCTTTGGCCATTATTCTTTGATTGAATGATTTTAGGGCCTGCTCTATCTCTACATTTTTGATTTCAGCATATTCAGACCATTTATTCAATCTTCTGCGGTTTTTAAATTGTACATATATGATATATGGCAGAACAATAACGAATCCACCAATACATCCATATATAAAACTGCATAAAAGCTCCTTTATTACTATAGTTTCCATACTAAATATCCTCCTTAATTTACTTGTTCAAATGGGTGCGCCATCACTTCTTTTACGATAATTCTTCTTTGATAAACTTCTTCATTTGCTTATCAAAAGACTTACTCCTTTTCTGTGCGGCCAAACAGTCTACAACAGAAAGACCGGCTTCCTTGACTATTCCAACTGCGATAGCCGGCATATCTCTGACAACTACAATATGTTGAACGGCAAACCAAATACCGTCAATAAATTCATTCATCTTTATTTGTTTTTAATGATTTCGCAATCTTAGTACTTAAATTCACGATACAAATACTATCAGATACAATTTTATAACTATAGATAAAAATTGAATCCTTATTTTCTAATTGAATATCATCCGACCCCAAACGAACAGGTATAAGATCTTTTCTTTCTTTTGTATCAATAATGGTTTTGGCAACATATTCCGCTTTATCAAGTTCGTCGAAAAAATAAAATATCACCACTATTGACCCAAGCATAAATAAAAGAGAAAGTAGAAGCAATACTGTTTCTTTAGGATTATACAGTCTAAACAAAATAACAAGGAATACAGCGGTAGATAAACTCAAGACAACACATGAGAGTGTTTCTATATTTGAGAAAGATGATGGCACTATAAAAGTAAATGTTTCCATACTTTATTGTTTTGATGTGATTCAAATGAAGTACCGGGAACCACCCCGGTACCTAAACCCTAACCTGGGGCTACCCCAACGGCTCTCCTTGACACCGGCATACTAAATTATTAACTATCATATTCAAAGTTCACATAATAACGTGACTTTGTTTCTTTTATCAATTCAGTCCTCATTTAAATCATAGCTTCTTTGCAACAAGCTACGATAGAGCTTACGAATATCCCGATAATTTTTACATATCATTTCTTTATCAAAATCTCCGCTTACGTCACGTCTCCAATCTCCATTCTCCAGTTCCCAATCTTATCATCTAATTTATTAATAGATGCTCTGTTGGGAGTCTATTTCTTTCGTCTTCACAATTCAAATATATATTATATATCTATGAGAATTATATATAATACCAATTATTTTACTTTACAATATAGAAATATGGCAAAAACAAACCACGCTAAAGAAATAGCAATCAGTGAATATCCATATGACAGAAAACGAAGAAGAATATAACTTGCAAATAATACATTGACGGTACATAATAATTTTGCATTCGTCACAGATTTACCTTCCATAAGTGAGGTGAAGAGGTTATTTTCATTGAAAAACCAAGCAACAATTTTGTTTACAGTAGATGCCTGTTGTACAGGCTTTGATAATGATGTTTCCATAATAGTTTTTTTTAATGTACTCATATTCTTAAACAGAAACTTCGATCTGTTTTTCCACACACAAAAGTACGCATATATAAATACTACTCAAAATTATAAAGCCGTTTAATGCGTACTTTAACCTTATTTAGTATCTATATATACACGCCGCATACATTTAAAGCAATTTTATCAGCAGAGTTTAAATCCAATAAATTATATTCGAAAGCAGAAAAGAAGCAACAATAAAAAAGACGGTCAGTACACCACTACCGTCTAAAAAATTATCTTATAAAGTTTTTACTTCCGAAAAAAGAACTGCAGCAAACAGACATAACATCAATAGCCTATGTTCTTGCCCCATCCAATACATAATATTTCAGTTTTAATAGTAAGAACCGCTTCAGGAGCACTAAAACAGAAGCCTACTGACACCGCCGTGATCCTTCTACCGTTATTGAACTATGCGTTATATGATCTGAAAAGATAACCGGCATTTTCAACGCCCCGTTTTTTCTTGCTTATATACAATTTACTTCACTATTTTTGATGAAAAATTCGTCTTAACAGATCATTATTAATTCCCATCTTTGTGTCAATGAGAGTCCCCAATCCAGGGAATCGGATCACACCTCCTGTTATTGGATCAGTTAGATCATATTTGCAATTGTGACATGTCTTTCTTTCTATCAGATTATATTTTAAACAGGAGGGACAAATGACATAACCCTCCTTTTTATTATATCCATAGGGATGTATTATAGCATTTTTTCCTGCCTCTCCCCAACACTCTCCTGCCTGTAATGGTGGCAGTTCTCCGATAGCCTCCATTGTACTAATCCATGGCATCCCTTCTGGACCATATTCCTTTTCAATATGGAAATCACGCCAATGACTTGCATCTTTTCTATGAGCTAAGAATATCACCCTTTTGCGTCTTTGGGGAACTCCATAATCAGCTGCATCGTGTACCTGATAATCCATTTCGTAACCGGCTTCTTCAAATGCCTCCCGGATCCAGCGGACAAAAGGCCCCTCCTTATCTCCTTTTTTTCTACCAAGTGAAAGAAGTCCTGGTACATTCTCCATAAACACTACTTCAGGTTTACAGACCTTCGCATAATAAATATACCTAAGAGGTAATTTATTACGTTTATCGTATTCGCTACGGGAAGTATTTGCAGTACTAAATCCTTGACACGGAGGCCCGCCGGCAAATATCCGAATATCACCAGGTCGAACACCAATAAGATCCATCCAGTCTTCCGGTTCCAGATCCAATATACTCCAAAGAAAAAGGTTAAGGCATGGCATTGGATCAGCGACTGACAGCCAATTATCTGGAACACCATTTCTAAAGAGCCAATTTCCAGTAGTGCCATCCCCCATATACTTGGTAAACTTCTTCATCTGTTGTGGAGTAGTATTATCTGGTACATATAAGTGACTCCATCCCTTGTAACAGAGATTATACCAATAGGTCGATACCGCTTCATGAGCAATATCCATCGCAGAAACACATTTTAATCCTGCCTGGATAAATCCTAGAGATAAACCACCACAGCCAGAAAAAAAATCAGCGAAGGTTTTCGACATATCCGGAAACACGATATCTGACTGAATACTGCTATAAGTAGACTTTTTCTTCATTTCTTGATTTGAATTAAACTACACCTTTTAATATTTCAATGGCTTTCTCAATACCGGCTTCATTGAACTCATCCCAGGGTTCACAGAAGTAGTAAACACAGCCATCTTCAACAATATTCATATCCTCCGGATTATACTCTGTGTAACATGTCAGCTCAAAGCAATATCCATGATGGGTATAAATCTTTCTGTGAAGTTCTCCGTTTTCTGCTTTTTCTGATTCATGTATAGATATTCCGTCAACTTCTTCTCCATAGTTGCCCAAAATATAGCTTACTATATCCCATATTTGTTTTTCTTTACTCATAATAATTATCCGTTAGTAGAATAAACTCCATCTACAGGTATACCATCTCCATACTTTGATTTAACATCCTCGCAATATTTTATGTACTTTCGATAATATTCAAGTTCTTCGTCTATGGGTGCTATTTGCATGGAAGCAACAAGAGATTCTAGTTTTTTGAAATCCATATTTTTAATACGATAAATAACCCCGTCTATTACTATTTTCTTCATTTATACTTTTTAATAATGTTCTAAATATTTTTCTAACTTAAGCCTTAATTATTGAGCGGTAACCTTTATTTCAAGGGCACTATCACAACATTTATTACACGATTCTATTCACTTATCTAATAGATATAACATTTTCTCTCTAAAAGATATTTCTAATTCTTTCATTTCAACTTTGCTCTCTTTAGTTTTAAATCTTCAATCATCCTTTCAAGGCGATTGTATTCTTCTCTCCCGGCATCGTAATCAAGTACGATACAGTCACGGCAAAACTCTAACCGCTTAATTTGCAGATCTAATGTTTCATTCATATCTTATTGTTATACGTTAATCAATATCTTTGATAAGCTCACTCACCAACCATTCAGGTGGAATGGCTCTTGCTTTACAGAAATTTTCAATATCTTCTCTTTTAATATCAGATACCTTATGTCCTCGAATAGTCAACTCTCTTTGGGGAACTTCTATTTTCCTACGAGTTATATATCCATATTTATCTTTATAATCATTCATCTTTATTGTTTTGAGGTTTACTCTTCGGTTATATATCCCGGTTCAAAATATTCGCTATCATCAGCTCCACTATCGTTTATATGTCCGGCTTCAATATACTTAAGAGCATGTTCATAATCGCTACCAGTAGAAAGATGCGATGGTTGTGCATGCTCTATATCTTTTGTTTTGTACACACGCAACGTGTCTCCTTTCCCGAAGATACAACAACCACTTTTACGCAGTTTAGCAATTCGGATAGCTATTTCTTTAGCTAATTTTTCTTGATTAGCGGTAAACCGCCCTGTTTTACTATATTCCATATTTAGCTCCTTTCTATCTTATATTGAAGATTATTTTTTATCTGCCAAGATCTCGAAACATTTCTTCGGAAGATTCTTTTTGAATTTCTCCCATGCAAGGCGTTTTGCTTCTGTTTCTGAACAGGCTTTTACTTCGTAGTCAATCGACCAACGCATATCTACATTGACCAAATATTCTTTTTTAATTTTATTCATTTCTGTATTCTTTTAATTTATAGTAGCCCGAAGGCTACTGATTTAGTTTTTATAAATTTTGCACTTACGAAGTTGTAAAGACACAAACGTGAGAAGATATGCCCGGACATTACGCGCCTGACTTAGCATTAATTTGTAATTGTTTTCTTTTCCTCTCTGCCATTCTGCCAATGTGCCGTTTCTCATTGCGTATATCTTGCTTAATCCAAGATTGCGAAGTTTAAATGTATCGAGAATAGCCGTTGATATGTGGTTATTTACATCAACCATGTTTGTACATGATTGAATCGCTTTAATCTGCCTCCATGCTCTTTTATCGACTTTACTTCTAATTGTTTTCATAATCTTGCTCCTTTTTCTATTGTCTTAAAAGTTATTATAACTTAGTCGTCATTCTCATCAATCTTATCTCTCAACTCTTCACTTCCTGTCACTATGCCATCGGTATATTCACTTGCAGTTTGCAAATCATTGTTTAACACATGATTTTTCACAATGTTAAGTTCGCTAATTAAACTATCAATATATTCAATTAGTGATTCATTTTTGTTGTTTTTTCTATTCATATCTAATTTTATTTTACTGTTATTATTCTTAAGCGTTTGACAAGAACATTGCCAAGCCGATAAGAATTACCAAATAGAGTAATGCCCATAAAGGAGCTGTGTCGGATATTCACATTACAAACTGTTCTTATCAGTCCGTCTGTATGTAAAATAGTGTCTCCGGCTTGAATTGTACTTATATGTACCTCTTCTATCTCATAGTCCATTTTATCCATATTTATTTTTGTTTTATTGTTATTTTACGCTACAAAGGTACTTATTTATACGTACTTTGGCAAATTAAAAAGAGTTTATATATGCGCACTTTAACTTTATTTAGTGTTTATATATACATACTTCACTTGTTCAATGCAATCTTTGCAAACGTCATTATGAATATAAATGAAATGGTTATTGATAAGATCAAAGAAATTTGCGAACCAAAAGGCATATAAATAACAGAATTAGGGAAACGTATAGGAAAAAGAAATCTAGTATTCACAGAATACTAAAAAACGCAAATCCTACTGTTTAGACACTTAACGAAATAGCAAAAGCACTAGACGTCGATATAACGGAACTATTCATAAAGCAAACAAAGAAAAACAAGAAAATACATCGAATGCCCCAAATGTGGACTGAAGCTGTCTAAAGTTGAAGAATGAAATATATCTAAATCTATTCTTTATTAGGTTCAAAAGACTATATAATCATAAAGATAGAAACAATAAAGGACATACTACGTATGTAGATCAGCCAACCATTAATTTCAATGGCTGGGGATTGCAGACAGAAGTAGCACTCTGATCAACGTGGACTGCACAAAGTGTCCATCCACGTCAGACATTCATCACCGTGTTGCGTTCTACGATTCCTGAAAACATAATATGAATTTTACATTCTTGAACTAATCCAAGCGGTTCATTCATTTTAGGTATACCATACACAAAATTAGAATAACCTCCAGAGAGAGCTTTCCCCCACCCACCCTGTTAAATCTACCTGTATTCACTTTTCCTCTTTCTAACTGGCTTCCTCATTGTTTGTCATGCCCTCACCGGATCACCTCTATCTTTAAGGCAAAGGAAGTTACAGAGATTTAGCCCTCACAAGGTCAAGTCCTGCGCATCTACATAAAAATCTCCACCTATGCAGGTAGTATTTTTATATAGAACCTTGTGTGGGTTATCTCCTACACAAACATGCCTACAGATTTAGGTGAATAACCCGGCAAGGACAACCTTTTAAAAAAAAGTCAGCCGAAGGAAAGAGGAAAAGGTACTTACGGAAAATAATCTATCCAAAGCTGATTAATCACTAAATAAAAAAATAGAAAGGAAGAAAAAATGAATATTGGCGTAGTAATCGGGCGTTATAATACAGATTCTAACAGACTAGAGTATCTTTTGGATGAGAAAGGAAAATATATACATTTTTATTCTGTCGGAGAAGCCAGTAAATACTTGGAAGATAATGACATAAGTACTAGTGAACAAAAAGATTGTTATATCTTACAATACCATACATTCTGTTTGAATTGTGGAAAGGAGTATTTTCTGAATCCATCCGACACGTTCGTAGATGAATTAGGGCGTGGTTATTATTGTATTGAATGTGATTCATCATTTGACGTAATTTAGAGTAGAAATGAACATGCTATATTCTGTATATGATTTGCAATTAAAGCAAATAGATTGGGTGTGTAATCTGACAGATATGAATAAAGCGATCAAGCATATTAGAGATTATGTGGCAGACGATCATGACACCACAGGTCTTTCAGATAACGACTTGTTTATTGGTTGGGAATTCATATTGTTTGAGCCCAAAAAAAGATCAATCACCCTTGTAAAATAGAACATTCATCTCTTGCAAAGTCTACATCAAATTTTAAAATTATATACCCATGTATAAGAGATACACACAAAAGAACGTCAGATCAGGAATAATTTGAATGAATAAAATAGAGTAAAACGAAAACAGAAAGGAATAAAATTATACTTCTATGTAGGAAAACAACCTGCATAGAAGTATTCTCACTATAACAAATCTTTCCCACCACCCACCCTACTAAGGATGTTCTTTCAGCATCTTTTTCCGCAAGTATGAAAGGGCACATTACACACCCATCATGAAAAGCCATACCCTTATAGGTCAGGAGAGCGGAATCTACCTATATTCACTTTTCCTCTTTCTAACTGGCTTCCTCATTGTTTGTCATGCCCTCACCGGATCACCTCTATCTTTAAGGCAAAGGAAGTTACAGAGATTTAGCCCTCACAAGGTCAAGTCCTGCGCATCTACATAAAAATCTCCACCTATGCAGGTAGTATTTTTATATAGAACCTTGTGTGGGTTATCTCCTACACAAACATGCCTACAGATTTAGGTGAATAACCCGGCAAGGACAACCTTTAAAAAAAAGTCAGCCGAAGGAAAGAGGAAAAGGTACTTACGGAAAAACTTATCCAAGGCTGATTAGTCAATAAAGAAATGAAAGAAATAATGAAAAAGAAAACAGAACGTCAGCTCAATCGTGAGCTTCACTACAAATTCAAACTTCAATACAAGTTGATACATGGAAGTGAAAGATTAGATATTGCACTTTATAGAAAACACTTACTTCGTTCAAAGACTCTTGCAGGAGTTATGTTGGTAAACGAAGATTGGCTTTATGTGAACCCACTTGGAATTAAAACAGATAGAACAACTATTCTAAAATATCAATAATGATTAAAATCAAAGACTATTTAAATATGAATGTAATATGTACAAAATGTGGTTGCACGAATGTTGCCTGTGAAGCCATGATTAATCCCAACAACAAAGAGTTCATAAATTACACTGACGAGTCATTTCTATATGGTTGGTGTGAAAACTGTAACACTGGAGTTATTCTATCAGATACAGATGAAATACAAGCCGAAATACAGCAGAAATATGACACATTTGTGAAAGAGAACGGCAAAGAACCAGCGTATGCAGTATGTGATATTGTTTGGAAAGATAATAATGATCTGGAGAGTGTCAAAATACAATTATCAGCCGATAGTAATCCTGATGAAGATGATGACTTCTTTTTCTATTGCAATGGTCTCAACGACTTGAAATCATTATGCGATTTTGGTTCTGAAGACTTTATCGTGACAGAAATTGACAGATTAGAGAACAATGATTAACTAACAAAGCAATTAGAATATGGGAACTAGCGATTTTAAGGATTTTCAAAAAATAGTACAAGAACTTTTATCACTGTTTTTCAAAAAACACATCAATGCATTGATGCAAGTAGAAACATTCTTCACTTTAAATGAAACTAACAGTGGAAAACAATTATACAGTTTTACAGACGAAGCCACATTTTACAAAAAGATCTTTCGTGTTATCAGAAAATATGGGTTAGATAACGTCTTTCTCATACACTATACAGGTAACAAACAAATAATAGAAAAAATAACTTTTGATACTCTATGGTTGGCAAAGATAGCACAAGAACTGAATCAACCATATCACTCATTCAGGGCACGTGACATAGGTAAAGTTATTTTTCGCAACAATAAAATTAAACCTCTGAAAGTTAAGTTAAGCGGATTTGAGTATATTAATCGCAAACCACAAATCACCTTTAAAAATAAATTATTCTTTCTACTATTCAAGGATATCACCTGTTGTACAACAGATAACAGTATTAACTATACTCGTCGTTTATTAGAAAGTTTCGCAGAGAACAATTACGAGAATTCTATACTACTCATGGAAGAATTTAATGGGGGACATCCTGCAGAGAAATGGAGAGAATGGACTAATTGTGGAATACCTGGCAAGCCAAATCTTATATAATTAAAACTTATGCCTGCTAGTAATGGCAGGCATATAGAATTCCCCTAAAAACATTTCAAAGTTTGTAATAAGGTAGACTATTAATCGGCAGGATAGAAGTCCTGCACAATCAAATTGAATATGAACAAAAGAAAAGAAGCATTGGAAAGAAGACTAGAACGTTTAGAAGCTTCCCTAGAGAAGGAAAAGAAACGGATAACAAGAATATGTAAAAATATTCCTTGGGGAGCCGGAATGAGACGAACGAAATGCACCCCATCTTTTCGTAAGGAAGATGAAATAATATCAAAGATAAAAGAGGTTAAGGATGCTATAACTGAATTAGATAAGCTATTAGAAATGAATATAAAATTAGTAGATAACACACATGGTTATCGTGATTATGATATTCATGATAATCTACTCAAGAGATGTTGTCCTCCATTCAGACTTAACAAGGATGATATGTTTAATGTCTATTATGAGATAGTAGAAAATGGTGAAACTCATAGAATAAAAACAGGAGCATTTTATGATGGAGTGTCGTTAGAATCCACTTTAGTAAAAACAAAGGAGATAATTCAGAAAGAAATTCTAAATCAAAAATAGTAAATAATAACAATGAAACAAATGTTCGATCCACAATGGAATAGACTTCCAAGGAAAATTAAGAAAAGATACCCAGAATTATTCAGGTATTTACTGGAAGAAAAACGTAGCAATGAATTGCAAAACTTAGGTTATGAATATATAATGATCAGAGATTTCTTCAAGGAATATAAAGGTCAAATGAATTTCAACTCTGTATCAAAAGCATACGAGAAGTGGGATACAGAAAATGATCTCTACTACTCTTCAAAATAGGGATAAAGTCCTGAATCTTAAAATATCTTGTAGTACGAGTAAACCTATGTAAATATAGCACAGAATAAAATTAGGCATCTCTGCAGGGCCCCCCTGTAGAGATAATCTTCCCCATGTAGCATGACACTCCCACCCGCCCTACTAAGGTAGCCCTTTCAGCATATTTTTCCTAAAGTACGAAAGGACACATTATTCACCCACCATGAAGAACCCCTGCCCTTCTAGGTCAGGAGAGCAGATCTACCTATATTCACTTTTCCTCTTTCTAACCGGCTTCCTCATTGTTGGCCACGTTCTCACCGGGTCACCTCCATCTTTAAGGCAAAGTAAGCTACAGAGATTTATCCCTCACAAGGTCGAGTCCTGTGGATCTATATAAAAATCTCCACCTCTACAGGTAGTATTTTTATATAGAACCGTGTGTGGGCTATCTCCTACACAAACATGCCTACAGATTGAGTTGAATAACCCGACAAGGACAACCTTTAAAAAAAAGTCAGCCGAAGGAAAGAGGAAAGGTACTTACGGAAAAATCAACCTAACGCTAAATAAAATCAATTATTGACAATAAAAATCACTATTATGGAAATGAAAAGAATAGCAGTAATGTCATATAACATTGGAGATATAGATATCATTACCCTGGATAAAGAGATTAGGACAAATAAAGAAGTGGAAGAATATCTTCAAAACACTTGTAACTATAATCTTGATGAAGTATACTGGATGGGGGTTGATAAAGGGAACATTAATTTTCTAACTGACGGAAATTTTAAACATTAAAAAGATAAAGCATGAAAAATAAGGAAATAGAAGCTAGCAAGTACGCCCATGAGTGCAGCGTTAACGATGGATTAAACCCAACTTTCGATAGTTATGATGCGAAAGAAATGCGGGAATGTGCCTTTATGCAAGGCTATGGAGCTGCTCTCACAAGTCAGTGGTCAAACATTAAAGAATTACCTGAAAACGGTGCACATTGTTTAATTAAAAAACGCATGAAGAATGATACGCCACAATGGCATTGGGATTATAGTATCGCAGAATTCGTCACCCCTACTTCAAAAGGGCAAGTTCCTGTATTCCGGGTATATGATATGACAGTAAGACTAGAAGAGGTTTCATGTTGGATGCTAATTCCTAAAGAATAACATTCATAATGCAGGGATAAATTTCCCTGCATTATATATCATAAAATAAATCAATATAAAAAGGAAAATAATGAAAGAATTTAAATTTTACCAAGATATAAAGGTCACAATATGGAAACGCCAATCGTTTTGCTTATTAGCAAACACAGAAGAGGAAGCTATACAACAAGCAGAACGCTACAAAACACAAGATGTTACCGATAGCTTTCTCGATATTACCTGTATAGACTTAATAGAAACAGAAGAAATTATGCTTCCAACCGAGAATGACGGGCAACACACAATTGAGTTATATTTGAAATGTAGCAAAATGTTTCTCGGAGGGAATATGGAAGAGCCAGATTCCAAACTAGTTTTGGTTGATTGACTGTCTACGTACTAACCATTAACACCCCAAAATAAAGATGAAGAAAATACGTAAATACTGCCCTAAATGCGACTCCCCTGTAAGCAAATCGACAACCAAAGGGTATATGTTCCAGTGCCATCAATGTGATGAAGATTTTTACAATTTTGAAGTACGGGCCCAGCCAGGTAAAACTTGTAGTAACAATTCAATGGAATATATATCAGGGAAAGTAAGGAGTAATAATTAACTAATCACACACAACAAACCTCCAATATAAGAAATTGTATCTCTTATATTGGAGGTAAACCACTGTAATTCTAATGCAAAAGCAAATCTAATCACACACACCCTACTAAAGTGTCCTTTCAGAATATTATTCCTAACGTACGAAAGGGCACATTATTCATCCATCGTCTCCCCCTTCCCTTACAGGTCAGGAGAGCGAATCTACCTATATTCACTTTTCCTCTTTCTAACCGTCTTCCTCATCATTGGCCATGTCCTCACCGGATCACCTCTATCTTTAAGGCAAAGGAAGCTACGGAAATTTATCCCTCACAAGGTCCAGTCCTGCGGATCTACATAAAAATCTCCACCCTACAGGTAGTATTTTTATATAGAACCTTGTGTGGGCTATCTCCTACACAACCATGCCTACAGATTTAGGTGAATAACCCGGCAAGGACAACCTTTTAAAAAAAGTCAGCCGAAGGAAAGAGGAAAAGGTACTTACGGAAAAACTCACTCCTGAAGGCATAAGTTAAACAACTAATTCTTTAAACAATGGAACTTATTAACGAAGATTTAAAACAAGTATTTAAAAGTAATCCTCTTTACTCACAAGAAGGTAAGTATATGGAAGCAGCAGTAATCGTCAAGTATTTCTTCCCACTATCTAATGCAACTTGGTTAATAACTGAAGCTGAAGAATACCCAAATGGAGATTGGTTATTATTTGGATATATATACATCACTGAATGGGAATGGGGATTCGTCATGCTTTCTGAACTACAGAATTACAGCTATAAGGGAATATTTAAGATAGAAAGAGATTTGTATATAGAAGACAATACTACAGTTGGAGAGTGCATAAAATAAAGTAACATAGCAGGGAAATTATTTTCCCTGCAAATATTCAAAAGATGATTTCAAAGGAATTTCAACAATACTACGACAACCTCTGTTACAGCAGAAACAGAAGTGAGGTTTTTACAGATTTTATCGATTACTGTTTGTATATCTTGTCAGTAGGTATGCTAAGGGAAGAGTATACTAAGCTAGAAAAAAAATACAGCGATGATGAATTAGCAGCCTTTAGAGAAATGTTAGATATAGTTTCCATTCATTCGGAGGGTTGCAAAGATGCATTAGGTGATTTTTTCATGGAATATGTAAGCCACGGACATAATGGCCAGTTCTTTACGCCCATGATTATAGGTGATTTTATGGCAAAAGCAGTTGCAACAGATGAAATCCAGCCAGGACAATCGGTATGCGATCCCAGCTGCAGATCCGGCCAGTTATTGTTATCTGCAGCTAAAAAATGCGTCGAAAAAGAAACCGAACGTCCATACTGTTATGGATCGGACATTGACCTAAACTGCGTAAAGATGTGTGTTATCAATATGATAATAAATTCTATCCCTGGAGAAATAGCGTGGATGAATACTCTAACAATGGAGCACTGGAGAAGTTATCATATCAAACTAATCCTGATAGCTGGAATGTGGTTTCCATCATTAACAGTTACCGGACCAGGAGAGACGAGCTTCATACAAAGAATGGAAAAGACACTTGAAGAAAAGCCCGAAATGAGAGAAACGATCAGGGAGAAGATAGAAGCAAAGCAACTTACACTTGAGTTTTGAACACGAGAGGTGCATCGTAAATTATGATGCACCTCTTTTATAGATTATAGAGTCATTATTAGTTACCCAACAGACCCATTTTACATTCAATTTTTTTATTTTACAAACCTTAATCGGATTAATTTTCTATGAATAATTTCTTCTTGACTGTTTCGAAATTCTAATACTGCCATCATTAGCAGAGAGCTACTCCCATATTTACTGCACTGATTATACCAACTCTGATACATACCATTATTCCAACAATCTCTAAACTCAATAACTCCACTAATTGTGGCATTAGGGAAGTAAATACTCACTGGAGGATTAGTCGTTGCCCCGTTTATTAAACAATTAACTCTTCTTACATGTAATCTGGTTTCACTTTTTAAAGCTTCTTTATCTCCATATGCCGGATTAGGAAAGAATTCAATTCCTGCGGAAGGTCTGGAACCATTATAAACATCAATAATTTCATTCGATGGATAGAATTCAAAAGGAATCGTAGCATCCATACTTAAAAAAACAGGCTTACCTTTTACACCATCTACATTAAATGGTCTCATATAAACTGTTATTTTATTAGCCTTTGCTAATGTTGGAAGCCCTGTTAACGGTTCTATTGTTTGAATCCATTTCTCTGTAAGACTCTGACCACTATTACCTTTAACCTGCCATTCATATTGTATGTATTTCAAGAATGGCTCCGCCTTCGGATCTATACACCTAGCCTTAGCCCGATAAGTATAATTCACGTACCATTCAAGGACAAATGGAGGGAATCCAACCATAATCTCTTTATGAAACTTTGTTGTAACATTATTAACTACACAACTAGCAGTAATGGTGATAATTCCATACTTCTTCATTGATATTGTGCCGGTATTGTCTACTGTAGCAACCGACTCATCGGAACTGTTCCAGGTTATATTGTAATTCTTTGTATTGTTCCGTATTGTATACCGACTCCCATCTGTTGCTATCTCTGGACCTTCCACCGTTACTTTCATTTGTTCCATCATCCAATCTAACATAGTTGGCTCGAAGGAAGTATGATAAGTAGATCCATCCGTTATATAGAAGGCATCAAAAGGAGTATGTTTTGGACTTGCCGGAGGAAAATCCATCAAATATTTCTTCTCATAATCACTTTGAGTCAGTTCTACCTTACCCTCACCGATATCCAAGGAACTTACTGTAGGGACAAACATCAACTTATTCTCAAAATCTGTAGTCAGGTTATATCTCGTAAAAAGCTGAACCCACCATTTGGCATCTTTACTACTTTCTGTGGAACCATTAGTACTGGATAATTGATAATAGGAACCAGGCATCTTATCATAATTGATCATTGGTGACGGGTAATCCCGCTGATATGAGAAAATAGTCCTGCGGATCTTGATCGTCCAAAGGAACTTCTTCACATAACGAATGTACATATCACACACAGACCCCCGATGTTGATAGCCGATCGGATTTGCCTCAAAATGTAAAATCATTGTAGAACTACCAGGAAGGAGACCTAGAACAAACGTCTGCCAGTCTTGAAATGCTACCCCCAAAATAGTCCCCATCAGATGGGGGGCCATAAACTCCATCATTATATCTGAAAGAATTGTTGGAGAGATCTTACCGTCAACATATATATAAGGCTTCATACAATCTATAACTTGTGTTTGCCCGTTACTTATGCTGACAGTCCTCATCTTATAACCATTATCACCCTGCGGATAGCCCATCTGCGTCAATTCACGCTGCCAGGCATTATGATAGGAATTATCTAAATTCCCATTGTCATCAACATAGTTGATAAGCATCTGTCGAGCGGCATTACTATAGAGAACGGGAGCTATCTTTGACTTGAAATCTCCCATATCTAACCGTCCGAAAAGCCATTTATCATGATAGAACCGCAAAATGCCATTCATTCCCTGGAGAATGCCAAGAGGTACATGAGCACCAAGGTGCGGAGTATCCTGACAGAAAAGAAGCGAGACGTCATGTATCTTGGAAGTATTCTCCATTTCTTTCAGACCGTACCGGGCAATCAACCCACCCATGCTCTGTCCCATTACGATATTCTTTTCCGTACAGCCGCAGGAAGCCTTCTCTTGATTGATTAATTCAATTGCACTTTCAAAGAGGCGAGCATTAGCCTGAATAGAAAGCTTACTGTCGAATAGGTCAATGTAGATGATATCATATTCACTCCTTAACTTATTAAATGCAGTATATCTTTGACTAAGACCACTGACAAAAGTATGAAGGTTAGTATTGCCAAAATTCACATCACCCATATAGGGATTTTCATCATCAACGAACTCCAGTGGATCGAACCCCTCCATAACGATAAATGGCTTAGTGAGTTTACCAGGATTGCCGGTTGAGTACAAATAAGATATCCGACCAGCAGCCTTTTCACTATTATAGGGCAAACTGGCGGTAATATCAACACACCTGTCCGGCTGAAATTTAGTAGCTTCCGTGCGTGTAATAACATTATCGGTTATGACCTTGACAAGACTATGACTATACAGATAGCTACCGTTAGCAAGTCTCACTCTCATCTTCAAGTGTTTCACACCAGCAGAAGAATAATCGGTCTGATAGCTGCTACCACTGGAAACAGACACATAACCTTTGCCATCATCAGCATCAAATTCAACCTTGCTACCAGTTATATTGCTCTTCCAAATCGAAGAAGGAAAAGAATAAGATATTTTACTACCATAAAAAACTGTATCTTGAGCGGAAAAGCCTAGTGTATATCCTGTAGCATAAGGATTCTGCCAGACACCATTCACCTCATTGTCGAAAACCTGCTCATTATCATAACGTATAAGATGATTGTCTAATGCGTCCTCACGGATATACGAATACTGATATAAAAGGACTCCCATAACACCTTTCCCCCTTCCTGATAAGGAATACTGGTTGGCAAGAACCTCTTCAGCATTGAATGGTTTTACACCTACAGTGGAAGAACGGATGGTACGAAGAAGATTCTCAAAAGCAACTCGATTCACATAATTACTATCATTCAATTCCTTCCCATTATAAATGTCAAGATCGGCTAATTCAAATGCATAATCACGAAGAAGACCATGTGGAACCTTACTCTTATCAAGGTGCTGGAACATATTGTCAAGCCAGTTTCTTACTTCAGGGGTATCTTCAACAAAATGTGATTGCCCTAGTGCCGACATGTAAAACATGCAGCACAACACAAATATAATATTTTTCATAATTAGTAGACTTTTTACAAAATATAATCAAATAATCCCGGTGTATAGAAGGTTCTGTTTCTTTCTATATCATGCCCAACAAACTTACCTTCTGTTACTGATGCCTTATATGAAGCCTGCGGAACACGCTTACTAGTTACTTCTGTTTCAAACTCAAATAACCCAGAAATTTCACCTTTATCTATATCTATATTCGTAAACTCTATATACCCCTCTTTCACAACGTCAGTCTTCAGAATAATCTTCTTCTTCCTGATATTTTCTGGGATAAGTGTTGTGTCTGAACATTGATACAGATACGGAATTACTTCAATAGAAGCTATATAGCATTTATCTTCAAATTCAAAAGGACCACTATTATCTATTTGTTTCTTGAAATAATATCGTTCCCCCAGTTCCGGTAATGTTTTTTGAGTGACTGAAATATAGATCCTATAGTTTCCTCCCTCCTTATCATTAACCCCCTTATCAATATTGAATGTAAAAGAACCATCGTCATAATATGAATAGTTCATATGAAAATTCGTAGGAGCTTCAAACATTTTTCTTAAACCTTCGCCCCTAACATTTTTCCCATTAATGTTACACTCAATATAGCTGTTGTTTTTAAACAAAGAATCTACTACATCCTTTTTGCAGCCTGTAAAAGAACATACTATCAAAGGGTAGATCAAAAGATAAAACAGCATTCTAATTTTCTTGTTTTCCATTTAGCCTTTCTACTAGATTAGTATATACAACATACAAGCTATCCGGGATTGTCAGATCCCTCGCTTCATCCCTGCTCATATTAAGTATATAGACAGAGTCCCGGTAGACTATCTGGTCCATCAGCATGTTCTCAAAATCTGATTGCGCTTTGTAAATGGCTTCGTCAGAAGAAATATTCATTTCATCAGAAACGGTTCTTGTCGTTGCATCACTTCCATTTCGCTGTTCCGAAATAATTTCAGAATCTCTGCATGATGTTATAGCTAGCAAGATTGTAGTTAACATAAAGACAGTGTTCTTTTTCATAATTCTTTGATTTTAAAATTAAACGTTAATCTATACATTTATTTGTGTGAATGATAATGTCTTGTTTGCTTATTTTCATAAGTCGTTATGTATTAAAGGTATATAACTATATTTTATAAGTTTCACTTGTGCGTTTTTCAAACTAAAAATAAAAGTAATAAATATATTCAATATAAAAAATATTTTAATCATTTTTTTTACTTACAACCTCAATATTGTACTTTCGGAAAAATCAGGCTATTCTAACAGAACTATCACAGGAAAATTTGCCGCTCCTATTATTATCGAAATCAATGATAGAGAGCAAAAAACAAATGGATTTAATAGAATATTCAGTCGTCAGATTATTTGTAGTGGCCATAATATTTCTTTGGAACTGAATACCATTGTAACATATTGGTCTTCATATAATAAAGATTATACATTTAAAACAGGAGATCAATCTAAAGAAGTCCTACGCTGGGACTATAATAATTCTTGGGGACCTAATGATGAACCTATAGAGGAAGATATCCGCATTGAGTTTGTTTCTTTTTCTCTCATGATTGATGGTGTAAAAATAATAAGTAAGGAAACATATACCTCAAAAAGTACAAATGATCTCTACTATGATCAGGTGCAAATGAATGGCCGTGAATTTTCGGTAAATGGAAAAGTTTATAAATTACAAGTAAATCGAGATCTATATTAATAACCAATCTCCAGGTATATCAAAGTTATTGATATATCTGGAGATATTATTTCTTTATTTATTTACTACCGTGATTGTAATCTTGTACTTATCAGTCTCATAAACCTTGTTATGATGACCGGATAAAGGTTTAGACAGACTCTGTGCTATCGTCCCATCAATCAATATATCGAATGAACTAGCTGATGAACTACTATATTCCTCACGATCTCCATAATCACTGAAAAAATAGTAATATTCATACCAAATTCTTGTATTGGCGTTCACTGTTACGGGATAGTAAACTATAGGGCCGGAATAGTATTCTGATGATGATGTATCTCCATAAATTTTAAATTTCATACGACTCCCAAGAGAACTATCAAACAAAATATAACTATCCCATTCCTGATAAGTATTATTGGACTCCCCCTCTCTCTCTGTCGTTATAGTCAAACTTACCGCAGTCTTTGCAACTGCAAATTTCCCTATGATAGTTCTGTTAGGTCAACCTGGGACATTTTTCCGATAGTAATATGTCATCTATATATTTGATCTTAGAAAATTATATTTTAATTAATTTGCAAATATGGTATATATATACTATCTTTGATGAAAATATAAAATAATGGGGAAATATACTGCATTAATTCAAAAGAAACGATTTGTCTCTGGAAAAGAAATGTTTAAGGATGTCCACAATAAAGAGACGGCTTCTTCTTTACTCTACAAGTATAAGAAGCGTAACATTATTGTTCAGATCCGGAAGAATGTATATTTGCCAACCAATCCAGCAGATGGCTTTGTAGATGAAAATAAATACGAAATAGGATGTAATTCTGTTCCTAATGCTTATATATCATATCATTCGGCCATGGAATATTACGGCTTACAGAATCAAGTATTTAATAGGATCTACTTATCAACCCCAAAGCGGTTCCGAGCTTTTGAATTTGATTTCGTTGAGTATATGTATGCTCCGGACAAATTTAAAGAAGGGATAATTCAACCAGAGTTAACTAAAAATATTCATGTTACAGATATTGAACGTACTATAGTTGATTGTATAGACAGGCTGGATCTTGCAGGAGGGATTGAAGAATTGATTTATAATTTTGAACTAATAAATGAAGTGGATGAGAATAAAATATTGTATTATATGTCGTTACATAAAAAACAAGTTATATATCAAAAGTCCGGCTTTATTCTTTCCTGTTTTAAGGAGCAAATGACACTAAGTGAAATGTTCTTTGAGTTTTGTAGTGCCAATATAGGTAAGAGTGTACGCTATCTTACAGATAAATATGACTCAAACGTATATATTCCAAAATGGAAATTATATGTTCCGCAATACATTTTATCTTTGATTAAATAAATAAAACCATGAATATATTCGATATCACCCGGTCACATATTAATGATGCATCACAGAAACAAGGTTTCCAACGTGATACTTTGGAAAAAGTTATACGACTTTATTACGTGCTCAAAGCAATTTCTGAAACCCCTGTATTGAATAACAACTTAGTACTTAAAGGAGGAACTGCAATTAACCTAGCATATTTTAATCTTCCTCGTTTATCTGTAGACATTGATATGGACTTTACTAGATCAGGGAAGATGGAAGACCTATTAGATCTACGAAAAAAAATAAAAGATACTTTGTTTAGCCTTTTACAATCACAAGGGTATATCATTGGGAAAGGAGGAAAGGAACTTCATACACTTGATCAATGGACTTTCAACTATCAAAGTATAGCCGGGAATAATGATCACATAAAGATAGAACTGAATTATGGTATCAGAAATCATATTTTTCCAGCAATACAAAAAGATATTAATCTAAGTATTGTTTCTGATCCAGGAATTAAGGTACCAACTTTACACCCTTGTGAACTCTTTGCAACGAAAATTAATGCTTTGCTTGAAAGAGCAGCTGTACGAGATTTATTTGATGTATATTCATTATCTTGTTCGAGTATGCTTTCTACTCCAGAAGAAAAGGAAATGCTACGAAAAGCTATCGTATTCTACCAGACTGTCGGAGTGGAAGGTAAGCCTAGAAAAGAGATTAATATTTCTAAGATCATAAGTGTTCAGCCCTCGAAGATAAAGAGTCAACTGATGCCATTGCTTCCTTCAGGGAAGAAATTCTTCCCGGTTGATGATGCAAAGAAGAATACAATGCAATATTTAAAAGCTGTACTTATCTTAACCCCAAATGAGATGGAATATATTGAAAGCTTCAGCAAAGGAGTTTATAAACCAGAACTATTGTTTTCAGACCCAGCAATAATAGAACGAATTGCAGCACACCCAATGGCATTATGGAAAATAGCACAAATAGAAAAAGATAGTACTTTTTCTTGCAATAATGAGTTTATAGAAGCCATTGCACAGAATGATTACTCACGTATAATAACTATGAAAGAACAAGGATATACTCCGAAGCTAAGTGTTATTGAAGAATTGGAAGGGAGAATATCATCCCAAGCGGTAATTGCAATTAAGAAAATATTCGAATTGCCAATTGAAACACCGGGATTGAGTAACATCCAACAGACGCAGAGTAATGCTTATACACAAGGTAAAGACAATGAGCTTGAACTTTAATATAATGAATATGGCTGCATATTGTTAAGGTTAGCCTAGATTTTTCCGGAAGTATTTTCTGCCAAATCTACAATATTAATCAATCTCCACGAATTTAAGTTTGGACTTACCAGCACATTTCCCCTTCAGGGGAGAGTTGTATCTCATGGTGCAGTTCTCTTATTTGATGTCGGTTGTTTCCTTTTCCTTTTCGTGTTGCTCTTTTTCAGTTCCTTTTCGACAGTCAAATCCGTAACTGCGCTATAAACTTGGGTAGTCTTTACACTTTTGTGTCCTAGCAATTTCTGAACTGTAGTGATATTCACTCCACGATATATTAATAATGTTGCGAACGTATGCCGTGCTGAATGAAAGGAAATATTACGTTTTATACCAATCTTTTTCAGTATTGATTTAACTATCCTATTGGTTTTCTGATTTGATTCAAGAAGGAATAACTTTCCCCGGCTCCGAGGTATAGACTTACTTAAAAGTAAGGCTTTTCCATCAAAGATTGTGGAGACAGGTATTCTCACTTCTATATTAGTCTTGTGCATCTTCATAATGAGCCATTTTTTTCTATTGATGGAATAGATGTCCTGCTTGGTAATATTATAAATATCGGAATATCGCAACCCTGTGTAGCAACTATACAGAAAAGCGTTCAATATTTCATCAGGCTCATTCTGTTGTTGGTATTGCTCTATCAATTCCAGCTCTTTTTCTGTGAGTGACTCCCGGTGAGTTTCCTGCGATTTGATTGTATAATTTAGGAATGGATCTTTGAGAATGATTTCTTTCTTCCTGGCCACATTGATATATCTCTTTATGACTTTCATGTGCCGGGCAATGGTATTTATCGAAAGCTTCTTTTCATTTCGCATGAACGCTTCCAGGTGTAGAAGAAAATCACAATTGATATCCCTTATATCCTGATAGCATTTATAATCTTTTAGTTGCCGGTGCGTATCAAAATGCAACGTTTTGGTACTGTCACATACGTTAGCCAATTTAATTTCATTCTCCATGAAATTAATGAAGTCAAGACCCTCATTTGTTGCATTTATCAGAGTCGGCATACTTAGATTATTCAAGTTACCACGGCTCATGATATAACTTTTCCCTAAGATGTTTACTTGCACAAGAAGTGCCCCTGTCTCTTCTGTTAACCCTAATTCTCGTAATTGAGACTCCAGTGTAGATAAAACCCCCTCTATATCCATTTTTTGCACAAAGATACAAATTGAATAATAGATGATACTTACGGAAAAAATAAGCCACTAACCTAGCAGAACTATCACTGGGAAGTTTAATGTAGAAATAATAGAGATAACTATAGGATTTGAGCAATGGGAAGATCAGAATAATCACTATTACAAATTATCAAGTAGTGAACCTGTAACTACTGATATTACTGTGAAACAATGGATATATTACAAAGAGGAAAATATCTGTGAAGGGATCATTGAGTATGAACAAGATATACTTATTGAAGTTACTATACCAAAAGGAAAAACATCAGCTGAAACATATGTTAATATTAGTGTTGGACAATGTACATTAACAAGTCTCATTTGTACAGAGAAAGCAATTAAATTATGGGATGGAAAAATAATAAATGGTGCTAAATATAAATCCTCCTCTAATGGCTTAGGCGGATGGTATTAAAGGAATTCATTTAATTAATAAATTAGTTAGATCCAGACGCATCTATAAATACGTCTGGATCTAAATTAACACCTTATTTGTAGCATTTTTACAAGAAACGCAATATAAGTAACTTCCTTCTATTCTTGAACTTTATCATTACCAATTATTGCTACCCAATTTATAAGTAAAACCATTGAACGTTTTTATATTCCATAAAGAGTGATCTTTAGATTTTAAATAATAAAGCGCTTGATTACCTGACCCTCCTGAAGTATACCCTTCTTTATTAGACTCTGTTTTCCCAATAGGTATCGTGAATTTTGCTGTAATAACTTCTGAGAATATTAGTTCTTCCGTTCCTTCATAATCTTCTCTGTACTCCTCATGAATGATTTGACATATTGAAGTGATCGGTGTCGTCACAGGAACTGATGATTTTAAATAAAATATCTTTGTAACATAAGGACTCATTCTTACAACATCCACCAAAGCGTCAATCTGAATATTCCCATTAAATTTCCCTGTGATAGTTCTGTTAGGTTAACCAGGATAGAACTTCACAATTTCCCGGGAATCAATAGCCGGCGTTTTTTTTCGGAAGAAGCAAATCACGGGATTTTCATTCCCGGTATGTAGCTCATCCGGAGAGATTCATCAGGTGAACACCGGGAATATATTTTTTCCCCTACTATGTTTTCAAAGGCCTTGTTTTTCAGCGAAATATAATTCGTTTTATTTTGTTTCTTCGCATTAAAATACATATCTTTGCGAATAATTACCGCCGTGATAATTACCGCCGTGATAATTACCGCCAGATTAAAGAACAAAGTTGTTTACTAATAACAAGAATAGAAAGGAATTAATTATGGAACCAGTTTTCAGCAAAATACAAAAACAGAAAGCAGACTTTATCCAGAAGAATAAACATGCCAGGCTTTCTTCACTTATATCTTCAGAAATAAAAAACTTAGCTGTAGTATGGTGCTACTATTCGGGAAAGATAGAAGGGAACACCTATACTTATGTAGAAACTGAAGCTCTGTTGAAAGACAATATCACCTCTGAAAAAAGATATGAGGACGCCAAGATGCTGAAGAACCTCTATAATACTTTTATCGGAGAAATAGAATATATAAATAAGGCAGGAAACAAAGAACAAATAGACGAGCGTACTTTGCTCCGGATACATCGCTCAATCTCCAGTGAACTTGTGTCAACTGAAGAGTCTGGTATGTTACGCAATCGTGCCGTGAAAATTACCGGGACAGAATATATTCCCCCAAAAGATATTCAAGGGATCCGAATGAAATTGAATGAAATCCTCTTTAACCAGGATCTTTATGATGATCCATTGGAAAAGGCTGTTTATTTGCATTGTAATATTGCCAAGCTTCAGCCATTTATAGACGGAAATAAGCGAACATCACGTATGCTTGAAAGTATTTCGTTAATGAATGCTGATATAATCCCAGTATATTCGGCAAAAGATGCTGATATTTTACATTACAGAAAGGGATTGATCACTTTCTATGAGACTGGAGACTATTCTAGATACGCTGACTATTTTCTAAATCGGCAAATTGAGAGAATAAATGAAATCTCTTTATCTGGAGAGAGAACGTTTGATTTGATTAATAACCGAATCATTGAACCTGATCGTGGTATGGAATTATAAAAAAGTTATTGGGGATTATCAAAGGAATAGGAATAGTTGGGTATGAAGATAAAATGGCAAATATGCTTAAAGAAATGATGGAATTACAAGTAATACAAAGCAAGATCTACGAGATCCGTGGTCAGAAAGTGATGTTGGACTTTGATCTGGCCGAAATATATCAAGTTGAAACACGAGTACTCAACCAGTCTGTAAAACGAAATATTCAAAGATTTCCGGAGGACTTTATGTTTCAGTTAACAAGTCAGGAATGGACTGATATGTCATCACAATTTGTGATGACATCACGTTTAAAACGTCCTAAAACAGCTCGTCCTCTGGCATTTACTGAACATGGTGTAGTTATGCTATCGAGTGTACTCAAGAGCGAAATAGCAGTTCAAACCAGTGTATTAATAGTTCGTGCATTTGTCGCTATACGACAACTTATGAGTAATTCGCCAGTAGATCGAGTAGGTCAGGTGGAGAATCAGATGAAGGAACTGAAGGAATACATTGAAGATGTTTTTGCTGATTATAACGATATAAACGATGATACCCGGATGCAGCTAGAGCTAATTAACCAAACGCTTGCAGAGCTGCAAATGCAGAAAAAGTTAGAAAACAAACCTCGTAATCCTATTGGATTCAAAAAATAAATAAGTTATGGATATACAGAAAGCAATTAATGTGATCGACAAAGTTTCGACACTCATAGTAGAAAAAGTACCACCGTATTTCGTAGCAGATGCGTTGAATGATAAAATGGACAGAGAGCAGTACCAGTATATGTTAGATAAATGGTCTAGTAAGCAAGGGGATTTATTTGATTTCTACTTGAA